GACCCTAGGACAATGTCCGAAAGCTGAGCGATACCAGCTGAGCCTCTGAGTTGGGACAAGCTTGTAGCTGCTCCCTCCTCATGGCCCCTGCCCTCCGGGCGTTTAAGATGGGACACAAGCACAAGCCCAATCTTCAACTCTTCCACGATTGACCTAAGTCTAGTCATGGTGTTGTCGATCAGGCGCCTCTCGTCTCCCTCTCCCATCCCTGAAACCACAATGGATAAGTGGTCCAAGATAATCCACCCGCATCCACAACCCTTAACCATGTAGCGGATACGATTGATAAGGTTGTCAGAGTCGAGCGAACCGAAGTGGTCGTAAGTAAAGAACTTGCCAGTACTCAAGCAGCTGTCATAGGCCTTCTTCACTTCTTCCTCCGGGACCTCCTTAAGCTTAAGATGCAGGGGAACCGACATCTCAATACCAAGGATGCCTAAAGCTGTGCGACGTACGCTTTCTTCAAGCGCAATGTAGCCTACAGCTTGACCGTTGGTAAGCATCCAATGGCAAATCTCCCGGCATATCTGACTCTTGCCGATACCACTCCCAGCAGTAATGGTAACCAACTCACCCTTACGCATGCCGTGTGTCATCTTGGTCAGCCCATCAAACGGATAGGAAATAGCTTCTGAACTATCCACCTTTGTGATGTAGTCCCACAAGTCTGTCCCGCCCACGATACCGTCAGGCCTGTACTCTTTAGCTCTCCACATGGCTTCGATTACTTCTCCACCACGGTTAGCCACAAGCATATCGTTTGCATCCTTTAAGGGGAGCGAAGCAATCTTGGCTTTACGTGGGCTCATGAGGGAGGCGCATTCACCAGCTGCCTTTATCCCGGGCTCATCATTATCAAACATGAACACAACAGTTTCAAACTGCTCAAGCCACTCAAGGTTTTTAGCTACTGACTTAGCAGCTGACTGTGCTCCGTTGGGTACGCTAACTACGGGCCACTTGTGTTGCTGAAGTTGGCTCACGCTTAGGGCGTCGAGCTCCCCTTCAGTAACCACGACCATCTTGTAAGACCCCTTCCAAAGGTGCATTCCAAACAAGCCCATGCTTGAAGAATCCCCAATGATCTTAAAGTCCTTGTTGGCAAACCTAATCTTCTGTGCCACTACGCTTCCTTCATTGTCCTTGTAGTTTGCTACTTGGACCGGGCGCCCAAAGTAATGACCCACCCGGTAGTCCCACTTCTTACATGTATCCTCAGTTATCTGGCGCTTACTTAGGCCAGTTACTTCACCATCGATGAATCCCTCTATTTGCATGCGTTCCTTTCTCGGCACGGCAGTCCCGTCACCATGCTCATAATGATTGCAAGAAAAACAATAACCATGACCGTCATCATAACGAGACATGGCGTCACTAGACCCACACTTGGGGCACGGTTCATGACGTATGAAGTTCGATGTTTGCATCGTTCCTCCTGCTCGGTTTGTACTCGCTATTGAATATCTCTACCCCAAGGATTGAGATATGTTCACCGTTCTCATACCAAGCCTGATAACCCGTGGGGGCTAAGTCAGCTAGGTCCTTCTCTAGTTCCCTGAATGATAGTTCAGGTAAGCCTATTCTTTTTGGTTTTGTTCCGAACTTTTTGTCGAACTTCTTCATGAAGTCCGTTAAATCTTTGTAAGTCATATTGTGTCCCCTCTTTTATCCAATCGGCAGGAATTCTCCCACCGTCGGAGAACTGAAAACCATACTTGGTCGCCCATTCTCCGTAGGTTGTTTTGCTTTTTTTGTTTAATCTATTCCTAGCATTTTGAAATACTAGGCGTAGGTCCAGACCCGGGTTGCGTTCCTTTACAAGCAGCAGCTTTGATCTGTCTGCCGAACGAAACCAACCCTTGGCCTCAATGATTACCCCTGACGGTAAGAAGAAGTCGGGTGTGTAGCGACACTCCTTCACGTAAGGATAGCTCAGGCTTTCGTACCCAAACTGCACCCCACTTGTGGTTAAGTGGGATGCAATCTGAGCCTCGAGTTTTGAGCGATATCTTTTAGAAATCACCACCGAGTCCAACGGGTTCTTCAGCTTTGGTTCCAAACACTTCATTCGGCAACGATTCGCCACCAGAAACATACCCCTCTTCTTCAGCCGTGAATCCGTAGGAGTCTGCATTAGATGGGCCACCGGGAGCTTGAAGCTCAAGGACCTGAACAGCTTTGCAACGAAGGCTCACGCCCACGCCAAGGCTAGGTGTGTACCAAGGGAAAACATCAGCTGCAATACGCAACGTTGAGCCTCCTCCGATACGTTCAGTTGTGGGTTTGTTTTTAGAATCAAACAACGCCGGGCGTTGCTCCCACTCCTGACCACTCTTACGGCTTTTGATCTTGGCAGCTAAGGTAAACTTAATCTTAACCTTGCCAGTATCGTTGCCTTCCTTGTCAGTCTCTTTCTTAATCGGCAAGTCTGCCAATTTAAGTTCTTTCTTTTTGAGAAGAGAGCATTGTTCTTTATAATACTCCTTCACAACTTCTTTCACCTTCGCAGCAAATTCCTTTGCTTCGTCAGGCGACACCAGCAAACCAACAGAGTACTCTCCATCAGCTTTGAACTTGGTATCAGGTTCGTTTAGTTTTGGGTAGCTTGCAATGCCCTTAGGGCTGATCAAGCGTACGATCTTACGATCACTCATTTGTATCCTTCCTTTCAACTTTGGTAGGAGGATGCCGAGAACTGCTCGACTTTAGAATAGACCACTTGGTTGACCATTCCTTCCTCCTATCCAAAAATATATGTAGCTTTTAAAATTTGTCCAACGTCAAAAGAGCCCCGCTCAAAGCTAGTAGCTGGGCTACTTGAACTATTAAGTTTACTAATAGATGTTTTGAATTCTTCTAGGTTGTCCCGGGAGAACACATTTACCATTGCAATACGAAGGCCCTTGGTAAGTTCAGGTAGATCGTCGGCCAGCGCACCGTAGCAATCGTGAATTGCTAGGCATGGTTTATCAAAAGAACCAAATGCAAGGTGAACAATCGATGCGTCGAGTGAGTGGATAAAGTTAGGCGCCACGCTTACCGATTGCCGACGTGCATCCACTTTGCTCAGGTCCTGCTGCTCAAGTTTAAAGTATCTGAACTTCCCGGCGATGGCAGTCTTAACCATAACTCCCTTTCGTTGGTAGTAAGGTTGGGCCACAGGGAATCCGCTAGGGCTAGTCCACACGATGTTTTTGTTTGCCTTGCCTACTGGTTTGGATACTTCGACAAGCCACGACATGCCTTTGTTTATCGACGGGAGTAAATCGTTTACTATCTCTCGAGTCATCTTGGAGAAGTAAGAGGACGCCGTGTAAAGTTCCTTGTAGTCTGCAAGCGGGTTAGTCTTCAAAAGCTTTTGACGCAACCATTCCTCTGCTTTGCTACGCATCCCATGAAAGGTTCCACCGTATGGAATAGTCATGACGGGCGTCTTGCACAACTCTCTGTCCGGGACCGCACCCAACCAAAGCTTGGCTAAGGGATTACCATACGAAGCATCCACAAGTAATCGCCCGGTTATCAACTCGCATACCTTTGTGTAGATATCAGAAGGGCTTTCGCTTTCAGTCAGGTTAACTACCTTTGCTGACTCTTCATCCCCGGTGAGCAGCGAAAGAATCTGTAGGCCTGAGGCAGTACAATCCACAGTTATGGGTAGGTGGGATACATGATTCATGTCGTGCATTACATTGAAGTACTCAGCGCACCAACGCAGGAACATCCAAGGTTCTTTAGCTTCTGTCCACCACTTGTCATTGTAAGGAAAGGCTGCACAGCTTTTTATTTTCTCATGATTCTCAGCCACCCACTTCAACCGGGCATCATGGGGTATCTTGTCATTCCCAAACAGCGACACACCGTACAGCATGAATGCCCTCATTCCCTCTGGCGTTTTAATTTGCTTGCCCTCAGAAAACTCTAGCAATGCCCGGGCGTAGTCGGTGCCCTGAGGGTTTAGATGGGCGGGTAAGTAGTAACAACGCCCTCGGAAATCCAACTGCACCGGGAAGTAAAAGGTCTTCTCATTCTTAAACTTCTTTGCCATCGAAAGCGTCTGAGCTATGGCCACCCGGGATGCCTTGTACCTTATGTTTGTGGTATGCACGTAAGCTGCCCGTTTGTTATAGGCTTTCCACTTATCTTCCGGGGCGTCCTTTGGTGGGCGTGTAGGTAACTCAAGCGCCTTGTTCATTGGCATCTCGTTCCCATCGTCAAGGCCACGCTGCCAAAAGTCATACATGATATCGAACATCCATTCGTTCACCCTCCACCCGGTGCCTTGTAGATTGTTGGCACACTCAAGGACCTTGGGCATGTCAGCCTTTTCAATTAACTCTTGGTGCCTCTTATTCCTAGCCTTAACAAGGGCAGTCCTAAACGTAGCTACATTGTAGCCACACCCCTTTAGTTCTCCCTTCGACCACGGCTTAGGCTTCTCCACCATTGGCATGAAGCGTGGGTAAAGAACTTCCTCACTCTCCATGTAGTCGTGAATCCACTTCATGCACTCATCAGTTGCCACGATAATGTTTGTGGCCCGGTTGGGGGCGTCCCAACGCCTGTGAATTTTGACTAGGCCTGTTTGGTTTATAAAGATGTCCAAGCATACCGAACCTACGTGGAGCCGTTGCCTTTCACTCCACAATGGGTACACAAACCCGGCCTCTTTCATAGTCATGCGCCCACACTTACGCCTGAACTCGTAGCCCTTCTTAGTCCTGTTCAGCCTATCGATTGAGCTACGGGCCCTAGCTTTCTTAACCTTGGTGAACTCTCTAAAGCGAATCTCATCCTCAATAGCTTCGCCTATCTTAACGCAAAGCGTAGTCATAGGCTTCTGAGTGGATACAGAATTAAGGATGGTCCGGGCAGCTAAGGTTGCCACGTAGTCCGTAGGTATGCGCTCAACAAGGGCAACAGCTGAATGGTTTACCCCCGGGGATGCTTTGGCTTTAGCTATCCAAGCATCCAAAGCTTTAGAGTAGCGGTCAATACACCCACCCAATAGGCGCCTAACGGGAGCGGAGTTTAGCTCCTTTTCTTTGGAGACGGTAGACGCCCGTACCTTTTGAGCTACTAGCTTGGCGCTAGCAACCATCTCACGATTAAGGTCGCTTTGATTTAAAGTCTGAGACATGTCTAACTTTTGTCCCGGTGACCGCAAAGGTTGCCTTATCGTAGATTTGTTGGGCCACGTCATTCAAGGGAATGAACGACACGCACCTAAACTTATCGTCGAGCATGATCGTAGGTAGGAACTTGGAGTCCTTGGTTGGCTCCGGGTTATTTACCAACGACCTTTTGCACAAGGGCCACAATGAGCATTCGTCGTACTTACAAAGTGTGACGTCACTCATTTTTTAACCCTCCAACGAAGGTCCTCAATCTCATTCTTAAGTCGCAGCGTCAACTCCTGAAGAGCCTTGTTCTGCTTGTCTAAACAGTCCAATTCTTTTTCAAGGTTGTAAGCGATCTTTCTCCAAGTAGGCCCATTAGCGTAGGCTTCCCAAACTGCGTACACTCCGATGTAGAGCATGCACAGCATGAATAGCAGGGCTGATACAGTTAGGGTTATGTTGATAATACTGCTTCCGAGTGTGTCCATTTGTGGTTCTGCGCCTCCTTTAGCGCTAGTTTTATAGCATGGTTTTCTTCCCTGAGTCTATGGTTTTCTGACCACAGCTTCTCATTGGCCTCTCGCATTTGGCTTAGGCCGTTTTCAAGTAGTTGTTCAGTCATTCTAGTAAATACGAATTTGCTCATCTGGATTCATATAGTGACTTTAATCTATCCCTCAATACATCATTTTCTTTTTCAAGAGTTATTAGTTTTGCTTCTGCTAGCGCTAGCTTGTCTTCTGTTTCTTTAAGTAGCTTGCAGCAGCCCTTAAAAGAATCTTCTAGGGTTGGAGGTTGCATGTTATTTAGTCCTCATGATGAATATCGGAGTACCGTCGCCTACATAGGCCCCTAGCATGTTGTACTCAAACCATTCGTAGGCGTCTTCATGCGTCATTTTTTCCTTACGAATAAGCTTATTGATTACCTTGTCTTTATCGTAGGCAATCAACGTAGGCTTACCAAACATCTCAGCTGTACCCAAGATGCAGTCATCATAACCGGGCATGATCATTGCCTGTGGCGCTAGTTCACGGGCTTTCACTTCTCTACCTCGTAGTCAGAGGGAATGTAGCTATCTAAGGGTAGGTTTTCCCCTACAAACGCTATCTGTTTCCCAGTTGCTTTGTCTGTTAATGTCCACCCACCATCGCATTGGGCAATAGTAAGTATCTTTTTCTTTTCACTCATGTGTGTATCTCCTCTAGCTTCTTAGCTGCATCCACCAAATTCTGAGGCAGCAAATGGGCATACCTCAGCGTCACTTGGATGCTTTTGTGACCAAGAAATTCTTTGACAGCTAACAGTTGAATCCCGGCTTGGACTAGACGGGAAGCACACGTATGCCTAAGGCAATGCGGGACAAATTC